CACATAAGGTTACCGTACACACCCATCTTATCAATTAAAAATCATTATAACACAAAAATGCAAAAAGCCCTAACAATTTCTTGTAGGGCTTTGAATTCTTTTCTTAGAAATTCTTCCCTACCTAGTCATCCCATCCTTCAACAATAGATTTTGACTCAGTATATGAATCAAGTGTGGGCATAGCATTAAACGATGCATTATTCAATGCAGCGCAACTATGCTGGCGGGATAAATGATTTCTGTTCATACGATTATATATGTTTTCAAAATATTTCTAAACGGCATTTTTGCTGATTTTCACAACTTCTATGCCTCTTTTTTCTAAGAATTTTAAACCTTCATCTGATCTATATTGTTCACCAAACCACACTCTACTAAAACCAGATGTTACGATTGCTTTAGCGCATTCAATGCAAGGAGCATGGGTTACAAAAATGTCAGCACCTTTTGCGCTTTGACCATCACGGGCCATTTTGTAAATCAAATTCTGTTCCGCATGAATGACTTCTGGCTTTGTCACAATGTTATAAGACGAACCATCTTCATCTAAATAAGCTGCGCTTCCGCCCAAAGTGTATTCTCTAAATTCGCATTCGTTATCATCACCTGGAGGTGTTCCGTTATATCCTAAACTCAAAACACGATGGTCTTTAACCGCAACCGCACCCACTTTTAGTCTTGTAGCAGTAGATGTTTTTGCGACAACGTGTGCTATCTCCATGTAAAGGTCAATAAATTTTTGTTTCATTAATGATGCATTATCTCGTTTGTGCTAGGTTTATGATACATTGAATAGTGTTTCGTATTCCATACATCTACATTATAATGTACAGTATTCTATACATTCTACGGTGTTTTGTACAGTATATTATACATTTAATCAATCGTCTCAAGATCCTTTTCTTTGACTTTATCGGGAGTTTTTGGCGGCTCAATCTTTTTCAACCAGCAAGCAGCAAAATCTGCAAACATTCCAGTTGCGCCATATTCAGTCACCAAGCGAACACCTTCACATTGCCAAATTCTTCCAAAAACTGAATGCTCACCTTTAAGAGCCCTCACCGTCACAATACGACCCACATTAGGACTTTTCTCACCTAATGCACCATCAATCACGGCACACATATCACCAACCTTAATCGGCTCTTTCATCATATTTCCTTTAAATAAATTTGGTCCGGCGTGCAGGAATCGAACCCACATTAGAGGTGTAGAAGACCACTGTATTATCCATTATACGAACGCCAGGAATATTCTTAAATCAACAGGCTTTATCCATCTCGTCAACAAAATCAATAAAGGCAAATTTCAATCTTACAAACTTTTGAAAAACATCAGCTGAGAAGTTGTCATCTGTCGCCCTGACCCATTGCTCTAGCTTTGGATTTTTCAGGTCTTCAAAAATCTTATCAATGAATTCAGTAGCCTCAACCGAATCTTCAAACGTTTCACTGTTTGTCATTATCAATTTCCTCAAGATGTTTACCTAACAATGCTATTGCATATGAATCCACTACATCGTGTGCAGGTGAACCCAATTTGTTCATTTGCATCCATTGTACAATGTTTATGCCTTCCTTGTCAAGCAAATTTTGCACCATTCCCTCTTTATTAGCATTTCCTTTGCCTGAAAAGTCTTTTTTGACTGCCGTAGGTGCAACGATGATTGGATGTACGCCGAATGCTTTTTTAAGGTGATACTTTAACATTCCGCCGTTTTCAGCAATGTTGAACAACAACCCACCTCGAGCACCGAAGGCGTACCCTTCAAGATAAATCTTAGAACCTTCAACCCAATGCTGTTGTATTTTTGACACAGCCCACAGAGAAATTTTCTCGTATCGGTCTACGCTATCGGCATAGTCTTTTTCGAGCAACGTACCTTCATAATTCAATGCATTATAACACAACTTCTTGTTCTGATTGGCGAAATAGAACTTTGACGTTTCAAAATTTTCACCAAGGACACAAATTGCAGGACTGGTATAAGAATAGTCTATACCAAAAATCATTTAACGTTTTGTTCAGAGATACCATCTATTTTGTGCATCGCATATGATGGATGCTTTGGATTAGGTTTCACTGATGCCAAATGAGTGTCGAGAAATTTACCTTCAGTGATAAATTGTGAAAATTTCTTAATAGCCAAGTCTTCTCCTAATTGTTCTATTTCTTCTTCTTTTAAGTTTCCAGTCTTACGAGCGTAATTAATGAAATCTTCAAAGTCCTTATCATTCTCAATGTCTTGAGCTGTCATTCGATCTTGAACAGTTGCTCTCTTTAATCGAGCAATTGCTTTTTTAGCCATAGGCGTAACTTTTACAGGGTCTCCTCTGAAATCTCTTTCAATCTCTTCAGCAACTGCAACTTCTGCTTTTCTTGAAAACACAAATTCTTTATTTACAGGATCCCATGTCTTGTATTCATCACCCACCCTAACCTCAATAGCTGCAGGTTCGGTTGTGGTTTCTGCCAATTCTATCTTGACAATATTTAGTAGTTTTTTACCAAATGCAAATTTTTGATCTACAACCCAATCCAATGAATCAAATGATTCAATCAATGCGTCTTCAGAATCATCATGCTTTTCAGCGGATTCTCGAACCATTCTATATGCTTGAAAAACCGCAACATTACGCCAGTCGTCGCCGTACATTTCTCGAAACTGCACTTCTCTTTGGAGAATAGCAGTTTTCATTTCCTCATATTGTTTACGCAATTTAGCAGGTAAATTGTTAACATCTTTTTCAAAGAAGAATGCCGTGTATGAGGTATCGTTAGGGAAAACGGGATTAGTAGAATAATCCTCGTTAGTTAGCCCAAGCCCTTTTCGTACTCTGCATACTGTAATTAGTTTTTTTAGCAACATATGTTTCAATCCTTTTCCATTTGGAATATTCCATCAACGCTTCAACATAATAAAAAGTTCTATTCTTTATCAATGTCTTAACATCAATATTATTCTCTATCATCATATTTATATCTTTTTCTTGAACATGACTTGGAAAAATAACAACCTTCTCATTTTGTTTAATCGCATCGGACATGAATCTACAAACTTGCTTGTTTCTAGGTTCGTTATCCCAAATATGTATAGCGTTCTTAATATCCAATCCGAAACGTTTGTATGATAACAAATTTGCATCTAATGTTGCTATGCAGTTATCTAAGAACAATGAATCAATAGCACCCTCGACAACATGAATGGGTTTTGTATAATCCAATCCGCTCAAACCAAACAATTTAGGATATTCATTATCTACTTTTAGAGTGATATACCTTAGGTCGGATTGTTTGAATGCTCTAGCGATAATCAATTTCAAATTATTGAATTTATCAGTTTCTACTAAAATTATTCGAGCATCATCGGGAACCAACATATCGATTCCCAGTTTCTCAATAAAGTCTCGGAAGTTAGCTGTATACCAAAACTTCCCATATTTCTCTTTAGGTATTTTTCTACCCTTTAGATATTCAACTGCAGGATGAATTTTCGACAAATCCTTCATAGGTGTCAAATATTGCATCCATTCCTTTTCAGGAATATCAGGAGTCTTATCTTCTTTAGTTTCTGATTGACTTTGAAAAGAACCACCCTTGAATGATTCAAAAATATACTCTTTATATAATTGAGGATTTAAGTATCTAAGGAATGTTTTGAATTTATGATTTTCGCCACAGTTGTGACATTGAAACGAAAGAAGGCCTGTTTTCGTTTTATAAATGTAGCCACGGGCTTTTGAGGTGTTTCGTTCAGAGTCGCCACAATATGGGCAACGGCAATTCCAAAGAGAGTTGCCCTTCTGTTTAAACCGTTCAAGCTGAGACGCAATGAACGTTAAGAATTTTTGCTGAATGTAAAGCTGTTCCACATATCACCTCAATGTTATTTGAGACGATTATACATGAAAGCTAATCAGCTGTCAAGCGGGCTTTCTTCGCATAACAATCTTCATGGGCTTCGGCGTGTTTGTTGACACGGCAGCACCCGTCACATTGGTAGGGGTGTCCTCTTTTAAGTTAAAGATTGATTCTTCAATCATCTTCCACTCTTTTTCTTCCAGCTCTAGTTCCGATAGCCCTTCACGCAGCATCAACAATGAAGCAGTGGCTGCACCCAACCAGGTTTTGCCCAAAGGGACGGTCTGTAAAAGGCGTTTCATGTTGAAAACGAGGCGATGAAGGTATGTGAACGCATCCCGCTCCTCACCCGTTCTTAGCTCTTTAAATCGACGTAGACGCTTCCCATCTTTATCAATGATGCCATGTTTGAACGCAGCCTGTTCTTCCCAAGGAGTCGTTAGAATAGTAATAATTCTTAGGGCGTAGAAGAAGTCGCCCATTCTAGTAATGTTCATACCGATAGTTCCTCGAAAATAACTTTCTGAAAGTGTAAATTGATTTTAGTAGGGTCGTATCTAATCTTCAATTCATCATTAACTATAATACCACTTTCAATACCTGACACCGCATTTAGAAAGGTGAATATCAAATCATAATTGTTAGGTGAAGATAATAGAAATAAACTCTTTGCTACGAATTCGATACCGAAGCAATTACATGCAATAGTAAAATTATTAAAAACAAGGCGAGAAGAGAACTTTCCAGACAAACTAAATTTCTCAATTTTGCCTGTAACCCTTTTAATGAGAGATAAGTCCTGTTCGAATTCTTCATCAGAAAATACCGGATTTTTATATAACTTTGCTGCTGTTAATTTGTAATTGCTAACGGTTATTTTCATATACTAAATTTTATTCCAAATCTTCAAATTCATCATCTTCATCGTCTGAATCAGTTTCCCAGACATATTGAAGTTCCATCTCAATCTCAAATTCACTATCATCAGTATCTTGATAATAAGTTACTACAAGATTAAATTCACTTTGCTCGTCACCTTTATAAACAGGAATAACAAAATTAATTGCTTCCTGCTCTGACGGGTCTTCTAAATTGATTCTAATACTTTCAACATCAGAAAAATCTAAATTAAGACCCTTTGTTCTTAATAATGAATCTGCCATCTCCACATATGAAACAACCATACCAAAATCAGTAAATGTCTTTTCACAATATACTGTTAGTTGGTCATTAATATAGTCTAGGTCATCATTGAATTCATCATTAATCTCGTATGTCTCATTTAACATCTTTACCTCTGTTTTTTGATTTTGCTTTGGGTTTTGTTTCTTCTTCTAGAACCACTTCGGTTGCAGGTGATTCATCAATTACAACATCTGAGCCAACAGTTTCATCAATTACTTCTTCAACCACTTCTTCTGGTAGAACTTCTACTGCTTCAGGTACAACGTCGATTAACGGCGCTACCTCTGCATCATCAAGACGTTTCACTCCTCCACGAACTGAAACAAGCAACTCGCCTGTTACAGGATGACGCCAGCCGCGGTCACTTGCAACAGCATCGGCACACCAGCTTGGCGGCGTATTAACAATATTCTTCATTTAACATATCTCCTAAAAAGTTTTTAATAATTTCGTCTAGTTCTTCATTCAAGACTTCCTGTAATGATTTATACATCATTTGAATGTCTTTTTCATCAGCCTTCTTTGGCATGCCTTTTCTAAAAGAGGCAAAGTCACCAACCTTGACAAATCCGCGTAGCTTTGATGCGCTCATTCCTGAAACATCATCAGAGTCAGGGTCCCTGTCACCAGAGCTAATTAATTCGACAACATCAAAGCGTGTCTTGTTTCGTTCTGCTAAATCTGCATACCCTTGAAGTCTATCAGACCCAGCAAAGAAATATACTTCTTTAAACCCATTAGAAGCAATCCAACTAAATGCATTAATAGGCGTCTTAACCGTTGAATCATCAATGAATGTAATCTCAGGAAAGAACTTCTTAGCCAATTGCAATTTTAAATTGAACGGCAAAGGATTCTTTTTCTTATCTTCTGTTCGTGACAGAAATACAACGGGAGCACCCTGAACCTTTTTAGCATGGGCAACAATCTTATCAATAAGTAATTGGTGACCTGACGTTGGTGGATTCATTCGTCCAAATGCAAATACAATCTTATCTTTCATACCAAATATATCTCATTAATGGTTTATCTTCTTTTATTTATAAACATTCAAACCCTTAGCCAATCTGTCAGAGCACTCATCATCCCCATGTCATCCTTCCATTGATAATATGCTGTAGTTTGCAA